GATGTCTTCGGCGGCTACTATGTGAAAAGCAGTGCCATGGTCTTGCGGCATGAAAGTCGTTAAGGTCTACGGCGCACTTCGCAAGCGACTCGGACAGTGCCGGTTCGAGTTTGAAGTGGACACGCCCGCGCAGGCGATTAAGGCGTTGTGCGTCAACTTCCCTGGCCTGGACAAGTGGCTAATCGACTCTGAGCAGACCGGAATGGGCTTCCGCGTCACCGTCGGCAAGGAGCGCATCACACAAGAGGATGCCAGCGTTGCGGTGCTGCCCTGGTCCGAGCGGGATGTGTTCAGCATTGCGCCGGTGGTGGCTGGTGCTGGGCAGGGCTTCGGGCAGGTTCTGGCCGGGATTGGATTGGTAGCGCTGGCTATTGTTGCCGGTCCTGCTGGTGCTGGTTTCCTTGGTCTTGGGGCTGGCTTTATCTCAGGCGCTACAGCAAGTGCAGTCTCAGTCGCCCTTGGTGGCATCGGTGCCAGCTTGATCCTCGGCGGCGTTGCGCAGATGCTATCCCCGCAGCCCGACATCTCAGCGCTGCAACGCGGCAAGGAAGCCGCCCGGCTGGAGTCGTTCAGCTTCAGCGGCATCGTCAACACCAGCCAGCAGGGGATGCCGGTGCCGATCGTTTATGGCCGCGCTTTCGTTGGCTCGGCTGTCCTGTCTAGCGGCCTTGATGTGGCGCAACTGAAATGATCGAAGACCTGCTGTTGGTTCAAGGTGCTGGCGGTGGCGGCGGTGGCGGCGGTGGCGGCAAAGGTGGCGGTGGTGGTGGTGGCGGCACGACCCACGTCCCATCGGAAGCTGACGACAGCCTGCAGTCAGTCCAATTTGCCAGCGTTCTTGACCTGATCAGCGAGGGCGAGATCCAAGGGATCGAGGATGGGGTGCAGGGCATCTACTTGGATGGGACGCCCGTTCAAAGCAGCAGCGGGATCGATAACTTCACGGGTTACAGCGTCGTCACCCGCACTGGCACGCAGGCGCAGAGCTACATCCCTGACACCAACGGCACTGAATCCGAAAAAGCCGTCAACGTCGAGATCACCGCTGCTGCATCCGTCACGCGGCAGATCACCGACTCGGATGTAGACCGCGCCCGCATCACGGTGCAGGTGCCAGCGCTGCAGATCATCGAAGACGACGGCGACATCATCGGCCACGAGGTCAGCATCCGCTGCAGGGTGCAGTACAACGGCGGCGGCTACACGACCATCTTTGAGGACACGATCAGCGGCAAGACCACAAACGCCTACCAGCGCGATTACATCATCAGCCTGAGCGGCGCGTTCCCGGTTGACATCAGGCTGGAGCGCATCAGCGCTGATGAATCCAGCGCTCGCCGGCAAAACCGCACGTTCTGGTTCAGCTACACCGAGATCATCGACGAGAAGTTTCGCTATCCCAACAGTGCACTGGCGTTCCTGCGTTTTGACAGCCGCCAGTTCAAAGGCATCCCATCCCGTAAGTATCTGGTGCGCGGCATCAAGGTGCAACTGCCCAGCAACGCCACCGTTGACACGACCACATATCTCGGCCGCGTCACCTATAGCGGCGTCTGGGATGGCACCTTCGGCGCTGCTACCTGGACCAATGACCCGGCGTGGTGTCTGTGGGATCTGCTGACCAACACCCGCTACGGCGCCAGCATCCCGGCCAGCAGCCTGGACCGTTACGACTTCTACGCGATCAGCCAATACTGCAACGCGTTAGTCAGCAACGGCCGCGGCGGACAGGAGCCCCGGTTCAGTTGCAACATGCTGATCAACAGCAGGGACGAGGTTTACAACGTCATCCAAGAGTTCGTCGCGCTGTTCCGTGGCATTGCCTACTACGGCGCCGGCGCCATGGTGGTGCTGCAGGACAAGCCATCTGATCCGCAGTATCTACTGACTCCGGCCAACGTGGTCGATGGGCTGTTCAACTACAGCGGCTCATCGCAGAAGGCGCGGCACACCACAGCAACCGTCGCCTACCAGGAGTACGACAACCTGGGCGAGGTGTCCTATGAGTACGTCGAGGATGCATCAGCCGTCGCCAAATACGGCATCATCAACAAGGACATCAAGGCAGTCGGCTGCTACTCGCAAGGGCAGGCGCACCGTGCTGGTAAGTGGGCGCTGCTGTCTGAGCAGAACCTGACTGAGACGGTCACCTTCAGCGTCTCAATCGACTCGGGCATCGTGCTGCGGCCTGGCATGGTGATCGACGTGGCCGATCCGGTCAAGGCTGGCAGCAGGCGCGGCGGCCGCATCGCAGCAGCAACAACCACGACCGTCACGCTGGACGACGCCACCGGCATCACGCTGGGCACCGCGCCCACGATCAGCGTCCTGCTGCCCACCGGCCTGGTCGAGACCCGCACCGTCAGCAGCATCGGCGGGAATGTTGCCACTGTCTCGAATGCTTTCAGCGAAGCGCCAAACGCGCAGAGCATTTGGATCATGCAGGACACCGGCCTGCAAACGCAGCAGTTCCGTGTCGTCAGTGTTGCCGAGGCCGAGGATGGCATCTATGGCGTGACGGCGCTGGCGTACAACAGCAGCATCTACGCCGCGATCGAGGCTGATCTCAAGCTGCAGACGCGGGACATTACGAACCTGTCAGCACAGCCCGAATCACCATCAAGCATTAGCGGTGTCGAACACCTCTATACCGATGGTCAAAACGTCCGCACCGCATTTGAGCTGAGTTGGATCCCTCCTGTCCAGCGCGTTCAGAGTTACCGGGTGATCTACCGGCTCAACAACAACAACTGGTCGGAGATCGACACCAACAGCCCTAGCACTCGCATCAACGGTCTGGCCGAGGGCAGGCTCGAAGTCAAGGTTCAATCGATCAATAGCATTGGGACCGTCAGCACCCCAGCGACTGCATCGTTTGACTTGGCGGGCAAGACTGCACCGCCGGGCAACGTTCAGAACCTGACGATTGAGCCGATCAACGCCAACAGCGCCCGGCTGCGGTGGGATCAAAGCGCTGACCTAGATGTCCGCACCGGCGGCTCAGTTCACATCCGTCACTCAAACCTGACGGACGGTACCGCTAGCTGGAGCGACAGCGTCGATCTAATCCCTGCCAAGTCAGGTGCATCGACCGAGGCGATCGTCCCGCTAGTTGAAGGCGAGATCCTGGTCAAGTTTGCTGATGACGGCGGCCGCCAGAGCGTTACAGAGACGAGCGTGATCGTCGATTTCCCGGATGCACTTGGTTATCTGGTTATCGAGACGCGCCGTGAAGATCAAGATGCGCCGCCATTCCAAGGCGCCAAGGTCAACACGTTTTACGACAGCTTCCTAGATGCGCTCACGCTGGCAGGCACTGGCACTCTTGACTCGATGCCAGATGTTGACCTGATCCCAAACTTTGACATCTTGGGTGATGTCGAATCTTCTGGTTCGTACAGCTTTACAAACACCCTCGATCTTGGCGCCAGTTTCGCCATGGATGTGAAGCGTTACTTCGCCACTCGCGGTTACTACCCAAGCGATCTGATTGACAGCCGGCTGGCACTGGTTGATGACTGGTCGGATTGGGACGGTGGCGTTATCGATGCGGTCAACGCCAAGCTGCTGCTGCGGCGCACGGATGACGACCCGACTGGTTCGCCTACATGGTCAGGCTGGCAGGAGTTCGTCAACGGCACCTTTATCGGCCGCGCTTTCCAGTTCAAGGCAGAGCTGACGACCAGCAACGCATCCCAGAACATCCTGATCGATCAGCTCGGATACGAAGCCACCTTCCAGCGGCGCACTGACCAGAGCGTTGCCAGCATCAGCAGCGGCGCTGGCGCCAAGGCTGTGACCTTCGACAAGGCGTTCTATACCCTCGGCGGGACGGCACTGCCAAGCATCGGCATCACTGCTCAGAACATGCAGTCAGGCGACTACTACACAGTGACCGGCATCAGCGGGACCGGCTTCACGGTCACCTTCTACAACTCGTCAAATGCTGCTGTCAGCCGGAACTTCACCTACGCAGCTAGCGGGTACGGAAAAGCTGTGTAAACTGCTAGTACAGTACGCGGCCTGACGTGGCTACCCACGATTACGTCATCGCTAACGGCACGGGTGCAGCCGTCAGGTCCGACCTGAACGACGCGCTGGCAGCGATCGTCAGCCAGAACAGCAACGCAACCGCACCCGCGACGACCTACGCCTACCAGTGGTGGGCAGACACGACTACTGGCCTGCTGAAGATCCGCAACGCGGCAAATAGCGCATGGGTCACGGTCGGCACGCTGGCCAGCACTAACTTTGGCCTGATGCCGCTTGCCGGTGGCACGTTTACCGGAAACGTGATCTTCGGGACCACAGGCGCAATCGAGCTGCCTGATGGGACGACTGGCGAGCGCCCGACTGGCGTGGCCGGCATGATCCGGTATAACACCACGCTGACCCAGTTCGAGGGGTACAAGGCAGGGGCATGGGGCGCCATCGGCGGTGGTGCAACGGGTGGCAGTTCTGATGATGTGTTCTACGAAAACGGTCAAACCGTCACCACGAGTTACACTTTGAGCACAGGCAAAAACGCCATGTCGGCCGGACCTGTCACGATCAACGCAGGCGCCACGGTCACCGTTCCCTCTGGCCAGTCCTGGAGCATCGTCTGAGTCATGACTCTTTATCTCAACGGCACCACAGGCATCAGCGGCGTTGACGGCAGCGCTGGGACACCAGCTCTCCAGGGCACCGACGCCAACACCGGCATCAGCTTCCCGGCGGCTGACACGATCGCATTTAACGAGGGCGGTGTTGAGGCTGCACGCATTGATAGTTCGGCTCGCCTGTTGGTTGGCACGTCTTCTGCTTCTAGCGGCTCCATTGGGCAATATGCATATTTGCAAGTTAAAAACAGCACATTTGGCGCTAGCGCTGCTGCCGCGATAACTCTTCTTGGAGGCGGCAACTCTAGTTCTATTTCGTCAGGGTCTATACTTTCTCGTTTAGTTTTTTCAGACAATCAAGGAGGAGAATATGGGCTGATTGAGTGCATGGGAGATGGCGCGGGCAATACAAATGACTACCCCGGCAGGCTTGTCTTCAGCACTACCGCCGACGGAGCGAGCAGCCCGACGGAGCGGATGAGGATTAGAAGTGATGGCGACATTGCCATAGCTAAGACTGCATTAGACGACAGTGTGGCCGGCGTTTACATTCAAGCTTCTGGAACAATTCGCTGCTCTAGAAGCGATTCGCTTGCAGTATTTAATCGACTTGTTAATGATGGCACTCTGATTGAGTTTCTGCAAGGAGGAGCGACAGAAGGTTCCGTTTCCGTTTCCGGCACCACCGTCAGCTACAACGGTGCTCACCTTTCCCGCTGGTCTCAACTGCCTGGCGGCGCAGTACGAGAAGAGATCCTGCGCGGCACCGTGCTGAGCAACATCGATGAAATGTGCGGCTGGGGTGAGGAAGACAACGAACAGCTCAACCGCATGAAGGTCTCCGACGTGGAAGGCGACCCCAACGTAGCCGGCGTGTTCCAGGGATGGGACGACGACGACGACACCTACACCGACGACTTTTATTGCGCGATGACGGGTGACTTCATCATCCGCATTGCCGCCGGTGTCCCAGTGCATCGAGGGCAGCTTCTTATCTCTGCTGGTGACGGCACCGCAATTCCCCAAGACGACGACATCATCCGCAGCAAGACCATCGCCAAGGTGACTTCCAACCACGTCACCTGCACTTACGACGATGGCAGCTATTGCGTCCCCTGCGTGCTGATGGCTTGCTGATTATGAATACTCACACCATGACTAACAACACAGGAGGTACCCCATGAGCCCACTCAGACTTACCGGCAGCACCAGCGGCTACAGCCAGCTCGACGCCCCGGCCATTGCTGGCGACCAGACCTTCACCCTGCCCGGCACTGGCGGCACGCTGGACCGGCTCAACAGAGCGGGGAACATTTTGCAGGTGGTGCAGGCTACAACGACGACATCAACAGCTATCACGGCAACATCTTTTGCAGACACATCGCTTTCGGCATCTATCACTCCGACAAGCTCGACTTCAAAGATACTTGTTTGCGTAACCCAAAGAGTACTTGTTACCAACACCGCAAATAACGTAGGAGGCGCTATGCAACTGCTTCGCGGTACAACTAGTATTTTTTCGGCCACCAGCGGAGCTAATTACAACGGATTTTTTGCAATTAATGCCGGGCTTGGAGATAGTTCTACTTTGTACATGTCTTCATTGGTTTCGTTTAAGTATTTGGATTCGCCAGCCACAAGTTCGTCGGTGACGTACAAAACGCAAGCAAGGGTCGCCAGCGCTGGCACTATTCTATTTCAAGGCAACAATGACACCGGCGTAATGATCCTGATGGAGGTGGCAGCATGAACTGGACCGTACAGGCTATTCAAAGCCTGCGCCCCGGCGCCGAGTTCGTCCTGCGCGGCGGCACGCTGGAATGGTTGGATCAGAACCAGCCCGAGCCGACGGCCGCCGAGATCGCCGCAGAAGCTGCTCGCTTGGAAGCTGACGAGCCCCGCAAGCAAGCCCAGCAACAACGCGCCGCCGCATACGCCGCCGAGGCCGATCCGCTGTTCTTCAAAGCGCAGCGCGGCGAAGTCAGCATGGATGACTGGACCGCCGCAGTGGAGGCCATCCGCGCCCGTTTCCCCTACCCCTCGGAGGCTGAGTCATGAGCACGATCAAAGTAGCGAGCGTTCAGCACCCGTCAGCCGCTTCTGCAGCGGTCGCGCTGGACGCCAACGGGCAAGCCACCCTCAACGGCCTGGCCTACCCCACCAGCGGCAGCCTGAGTGGCAGGAACCGCATCATCAACGGCGACATGCGGATTGATCAGCGGAATGCTGGGGCAGCAGTGACGGGTATTTCCAACGGGGCTGCGTTTGCGGCTGATCGCTTCACTGCTTACAACCAAATCGCCGGAACGATTTCGGTCCAACAAGTGACTGACGCGCCAGCAGGCTTCAGTTACTCAAACAAAATCACAGCCACAACCGCTGGCTCGACCGGCACTGCTGCGTATTTGTGCTTCATGCAGCATAAAATTGAAGGCTTCAACATTGCGGACTTAGGTGCTGGAACCTCCTCTGCGCAAACAATTACGCTGTCGTTCTGGGTTAAGTCTTCCGTTACTGGAACCATGTCCGTTGCTTTTGCCAACGACAACAACCGCACCTATGTTTCAACTTACACAGTCAACAGCGCGAATACATGGGAGCAAAAGTCAATAACAGTTGCCCTCCCAACAGGTGGTACGTGGAACGCAACAAACGGGAGAGGCTTGCTCATTAGCTGGACCCTTGGTGCCGGTTCCACTTACACCACCTCCACTCTTAATTCGTGGCAAAACGTTGACGGCATTTACTGTGCAAGTGGAGCTGCTTCCGTAGGAGCAACCTTGAACGCAACGTGGCAACTAACCGGCGTCCAGCTCGAAGCGGGCAGCGTGGCAACACCGTTTGAGCGCAGGAGCTACGGGCAGGAGCTGGCGTTGTGTCAGAGGTATTTTCAGTTAAATACTGCTGCGGTTGGCTATACAATTGCAACGACAGTGGTGAGCGCAATTATTAGCGGGAACGCCACAATGAGGGCAACCCCATCAGTTGCTGTATTTTCTGGCACGAATAAGATTGTGGATTACAACATTGCAGCCAGAAATGCGTCAAGCGTTACTGGCTATGGCGGGTCGGCCAATGGGATAGAAGTTTCAATTGTAGTATCCTCAACAACCAACGGAAAGCCGCATGGCATTTATCCTGACGCATTCTCGTTAGCTTCAGAATTATGATCTATCAACTTGTGAAAAACCTAAGCGGAACTGTTTGTGCTGTGAAGCGAAGCGACGGCTGGGGCATCCCCTTCGACCCCGCCAACACCGACTACCAGGCGTACCTGGCCTGGCTTGCGGAAGGCAACGAGCCGCTGCCGGCTGATGAGCCCCAGGCGGAGGCGCTAACCTGAGTGCATGATCGAGGTCATCGCTGCTGTTGCTGGGGCATCCATCAGCGTGGCCGCGATGGGCGCGATGGGGTTTACAAGGCGTAATGACGAGGCGAGAGACGCCATCATCCGTTTGAGCGCGGCCGTTGAGCACATAGCCACCCAGCTCGAGGGCATGCATACCGACATCCGCGCCGATCGCAAGGAGACTTTCTCACGGCTGAATGGCGTTGAGCAGCGGGTGGCTACGCTAGAGGCACGCCCACACGGTTAGTTATGGACGCGCAAACCGCCGCGATCATCGCGATCGTCATCGCTGCTGGCAGCGAGATTATCGCTATCAGCCCGCTGAAGTCCAACAGCTGGATCCAGCTGCTGCTGCAGGCACTGAAGCTGATGTTTCCTAAGCGCCGCTGATCTGTGAGCAAATCACCAATCAAGCCCAGCGACCTGTTCCGCTACTGGAAAGGACTGCCGCATCAGCAGGCGGCAATCTCTGAATTAGAAGCCGAGCTATTAAAGGTTGCGCCTGAGCTGTTTGACAGAAGCCAGCCTTGGTTCCAGACCTGGAGCCAAGATGGCAAACTGCACAGCTATGAGGCGGCAGCAAAACTGATCAAAGAGTTTGAAGGGTGCCACCTGTCGGCTTACCCGGATCCGCTCAGCGGCGGCGATCCCTGGACCATCGGCTACGGCACCACTAGGTACAGCGACGGCCGCAAGGTGCAGCGCGGTGACAAGATCACCGTCATTGAGGCCAGCAAGCTGCTGGACCTTGAGATCGAGCGCACTGCCGACAAGCTGCGGGCGACGGTGCCGTACTGGAACGCTATGAATGGCGACAAGCAGTGCGCCCTGATTAGCTTTGCCTACAACCTGGGTTCGGGTTTTTACGGCACTGCTGGCTTTGAAACGATCAGCAAGCGGCTAAAGGAAAAGAACTGGGATGCAGTGCCAGAGGCGATGCTGCTCTACCGCAACCCCGGAACCAATGTGGAAGCTGGACTGCTGCGCCGCCGGCAGGCTGAGGGGCGCCTGTGGGGCGAAACTCCGCAAGCGTTGCCGTACAAGGTGAAGCCCAGTGATCCGTTCAGCGCCAAGTTGTCGGCACACTTCACCCTTGGCGAGTTTGCGCTAGGCGATCCGGCGCGGCGGTTTGTTGCCCAACATCAGATCGACACTGCGGCCGAGCTGGCGGCGTTCCTGGAGCGCGTGCGCACGGCATTTGGCGGCAAGCGCATCACGATCACCAGCGGCTACAGGCCAGCAGCGATCAACCGCGCTGTCGGTGGTGCATCAGGCAGTGAGCACCTATACGACGCTCCCAACGTCGGCGCTGTGGACTTCTACGTCGATGGCGCTGACATCAACAAGGTGCAGACATGGGTGGATCGCGAATGGCCTTACAGCGTCGGCTACGGCGCGCCTAAGGGATTCGTCCACCTCGGCATTCGCAAAGGCAGACCACGCGTGCGCTGGGACTATTAGACTGCCGTGTAAGCCGCTACAAACGGCATGGCGATTACGTCTGCAAGAGTATCGCCAGAGCTTTTGGAGATACGGATACCGTACAGCAGC